GAGTAAGTCATGGCTAAAAAATATGTTAATGGTGTTTTAAAAGACGCAACAAAAAAAGATATTGAAAATATAGAAAAATATCAGAAACAAGATGAAGAAAAAGCAAAGTTAATAAAAGAACAAAATGATGTTATTGAATTAAAAAGATCATCAGCAAAGACAAAACTTTTAGATTTAGGTTTTACTGAAGATGAAATAAAAGAGGCATTTAAGCTATGACACTTATAAAGACAAGGGCTAGGGGGTTGAAGTTAGATGATACATTTGCATTTACAGGAACTGTAAGTGGTGCAGGTGGTATGAGTGAAGCCGTTCTTTTCAGAATGTCATCTTCATTGAGTGGAAATGCTGATCCCATTACGAATTGGGAAGTAGCTGATGATGCTATGTCAGGTAGAATAGGCACAGGCATAACACAGTCTAGTGGTATTTTTTCATTCGGTAGCACAGGTATTTATTTAATAGAATTTAAAGGAACTGCTTTTGATAGTGGCTCTGATGATGTTCAAATAAATCTTTTAGTTTGGGCAAGTTCAGATTCTGGTAGTTCATACGATAGACAGGCTATGGGTTTTACAAATTTACACCACTCAGCACAACACGCATTTACGATTAATTGTATGGTAGATATTACTAATACATCTACAAATAGAGTAAAATTTGAAGTAAGTGGAAACAATGGTGAACTCAATGGAAGCACAGATCAAAACTATACAACTGTTTCATTTCTAAGACTAGGAGATACATAAAATTGAATGTGGAAACCTTTTATTATAGGCACAATATTAGCCACCATAATAATATTTTTTCTTAATAGTATGATGAATTCGGCTCTTGCCGAAACAAATACAGTTAGTAGTACAGTAGTCACTAACAATACACCTCCTACTGCAAATGCCCCAAGCGTCAATGTAAATAATAGTGATATTTGCAAGTCAGCAGCTTCAGCAGGAGTTCAAACACAAATTCTTGGTATAGCATCAGGCATTACTGTAACTGACGAAAATTGTGAACGCATAAAATTATCAAGGTCACTTTATGCAATGGGTATGAAGGTAGCTGCGATATCAACATTATGTGCTGATTATAGAGTTTTCGACGCAATGTGGAATGCAGGGACTTACTGCCCCTACGACGGATCAATTGGTTTAGACGCAAAACAAGGTTGGGTTGATAATATTGATGATATCCCAAAAAAAAGTTCTATTTATAAAAATATTGAAGAAAAACAACAAGCAGTAATTATTCAAAAAGAATTTGAAGGAGTCAGTAATGATTGGGAAGTATTTTTTACTCTTGTTGCTATTATGTTCTTACCCGTTTTATAACTCAAAAGCGGTTGATTGCACTATTGATACTTTAGGCTTATGCACACCTAGTATTGAACAAATTATTGAAGAATCGAGTATTGAAACTATTGAATTTCAAGCTGACGGTATATTGACAACTACCGAAACAACCACGACAACAACGACAACTACTATAACAAATCAAGACTCTGGCGATATATTAGACGGTGATAATAATTATGTTGTTTCCTCAAAAGAGGGCGATATGGATATTGACTGGGGAGGTCAAGGTCCTGCATCTATGCCTAGTGGAAATACTTGTGGTCAATTAGGAACTGATAAATGTGCCATGATTACAGGAAGTGGTAATTCAACATCAAATATGGGCGTTTCAAATATGGGTACAACTTTTATCAATACAGTTGATATATCTAATTTAAATTTCACTCATGGTGGCAGAACTAATTACGAAATCAAAGTTTATAAACCTGATGCTCAAGATTCAATATATATGCATATTACAGGAAGAAACGGAAAAACAGATATATTTAGTGGTACTGATGTTTTAAGTGCAAGTGGTACAAATTCTGGATTTGATACATATACAGGAGGATTTGATTTCACAGGAACTATTACATCTGTCATTATAGAAGTAGGTGGCAGAGATATAAACTTAGCAGTTGGTCCAATGTTTGATGATGTATCTGTCAATGTATTATATAATGTAGTAAATACTATTGTAGAGCAAACAATCACAAGCGTTGAAATGTTTGTAGCTTTAAATACTGATGCACCTGAAGAAGTACTTGATGTCGTAGAAGATATATTTGAATCAAATAATCCTATAGAAACAGATATTGGTTTTGATTTTGAGCCTGTTGAAGTTGAGGAAATATCATACGAAGCGATCGAAATTGAAATTGCAGAAATAGAAATAGAAGAAATTCAAGTAGCTAATCTTGATTTATCAGAAACGGAAACAGTTGAAGTTTCAGTCATAGAGGTAGAGGCAGAGATTGAAATGGAACTAGAAATGGATTTAGAAGTTGAAATGGAAGAAAATCTTGAAACAGATATAGAAGAAACAAGCACAGAAGAAAGCACAACAGAAAGCGAACCTGAAGAAATAAAGGAAGAAACCAAAGAAGAAACAGAACAGGAACCCAAAGAACAAGAAAAAGAATTAGAAGAGGTAAAACAAGAATCCAACCAAGAAGAAAACCAAGACGATGAAAAAGAGACAGAAACGAAAGTAGTTGAAAAAAAGAAATCATCTAAGAATGAAGCAGCTAAAAAAGTTCTTAAAAGAATAGATGATAAAGAAAAGTATGACTCTAATAATCAATTAAAAACTCTGGTAGTTATGCAAGTGCTAGGAAACAGTAAAACATTTTTTGAATCACAACAACAGTTAAATGATAGAGCTGATTTTTTTACTGATACTACTTTGCCAGATGCAGTTATATCTGATAATAATATTGCAGGATATTTACTATTTGGTGGTAGTAATCAACTTATGAATGAAATGATAGATAGTCAATGGCAACAGAAATAGATGTAGGCGGAATAAAGTTTCGTGGAGGAAAAATATTTCTTATTCTCACAATACTTAGTTCTTTTATCGGTGTATTGTGGGGTGGTTTCCAGATATATCAAAGGTACTTAACTATGGAAGAAAAAATAAATACTTATGTAGCTCCGGACATGACAGGCTTTGATAAAAGAATAGAACTTTTACAAGTCGAAATAGATATGCAACAAAATGAATTAAAAATGATTTTAGAAGAAATCACTCTAGTAGCTGATGTAGCAAAAGAATTAAAAAATGATTTAAAAAGTGATGTACGTAGAATTGAAACTATAGTTGAAGATGTCGAAACAAGAGTAAAAGAAGATTCAAGAGAAAACGCATCAGATTTAAAAGAAGCGATAGATAATATTGAACAAGATATGGACGATCTTGAAAAAAAGGTAGAAAAGTTAATAAGAGATGCTTTAGAGAATCCTTTAAGTAAGTTGAAATAAAAATAGATTATGGTATTTATGATCAATGACTAAAATTGCACCTAAAACCACAAAAGAACATATTGTAAATATTTATAATAAAATAGAACGATTAGAATCAAACCATATTTATCATTTGCAACAAGAAGTAAAAAAATTAAATAAGATTTTATATGGCATAGGTTTTATGGTTGCTACTCAATTTATTGCATGGGGTTTAAAATTTTTTAGCTAATGGATTTAAAAACTTTACAAGAAGATATTATAAAAGAGGAAGGCGGAGTAATTTTAGAGCCTTATCAAGACCACTTAGGTTATTGGACTATAGCAGCAGGTCATCTCATTAGAGACCACGAAAAAGAAGAATTGATGAAACCAATCACTTATGAAAGAGGTGTTGAATTATTTACTAAAGATTTCAATGTTGCAATAGATGATGCAGAAACATTCACTGAAGGCATGATTTTAGACGATAACGTACATGAATGTATTATCCATATGGTTTTTCAATTAGGTTTACCACGATTACAAAAATTCGTTAAATTTAAGAAATGCTTGACAGAAGGTAATATTGAGGGTGCAATACATGAAATGAAGGATAGTTTATGGTACAATCAAACAACAAACAGAGCCAATCGAATAATCAAGAAAATGGAAAAAAGCCTCACATCAAAAGAATAACTACTGATGAAGAAAAAAAAGAAATTCAAGAAAATAGAAATAAATATAAAAATAAATCATGGGTTTTGTTAAGGAGTAAGAATGGTATTAAGTAAAATATTTTCTGGTGGATTAGTTGATAGTGTCGGTAAAATTGTTGATGAACTACATGTTTCAGATGAAGAAAAAGCACAAGCGAAAGCAAAACTTTTAGAATTAGAAAATCAAGTCAAACTAAAACAAATGGATATAAATTTAGCTGATGCTAAATCTACTGCCGGTGGTTTATCTGGTATGCTACAAAGAAGTTGGCGACCATTGATAGGTATGAGTTGTGCCTTAGCTATTTTTTGGGAATTTGTATTGAGTAAATTTATTTTGTTTATTTGTGGATTATTTCAGTACGAAGTGGTAAACATACCTGAGTTAGATATGGGTACACTAATGCCGCTTGTCATGAGTCTTTTAGGCATGGGTGCATTACGCACTTTCGAAAAAACTAAAGGCATATCTAAATAAACGAAAGGAGTAATTTATGGTAAAACAGAAAATTACAAAATGGTGGCATACATTCACCGAACTAAAATGGTGGGTACAAATAATAATCGTTGCAGTCCTTGTGGTCTTAGCACATAACTATATAATGCACTAATGGCTATAAAGAAAAAGAAAGTCGTAGGATTGACTAATAAACAAAAGAAACTGCCAAAAGCTTTGCAAATGGCAATTTTAAAGAAACAGAAGAAGGGGAAGTAATATGCCACGAGGAGTCGGTTATGGGTCAAGTAGAATGAGCTCTATGAAGTCAAAACCTATGAAACCTAAAAAACCAAAAAAGAAAAAGAAAAAAAAGAAATAATGGTTAAAGTAGCGTCAATTAAAAATATTGTAAAAGACTTAACACCAAGACAAAAAAAAACAATGAATCGTCATGCTAGACATCATTCTTTAAAACATATGCGGTCAATGGCTAATGCAATGAAAAAGGGCGCTACTTTTCGACAAGCTCATGTTAAAGCTCAACGATCTGTAGGTAAATGAGTGGATTTACTACAACAAGCACTATTTCAGAACTTATAAACAAAAGACCTATCAATCAAAAAAGAAGAGTTAAAATTACTTTAAAAGCACCTCAAAATCGTCGTTTAAGAGCCGTACAGAAGCTTTTAAGAGTTAGAGGTACCTAATACCCCCAAACTTCTTTTCTAGCCTGTAAAACAGTCTTTTCTTTCCAAATCCAGTTATCAGGGTTCGGAATCAATGTATTTTTTACATCTTCAGCAGTATCAACACTTTCAAGATATTTACCCATAACAAAAATAATATGTTCGCATATTTTCATAGGTTTTTGATAGTCATCTAATTCAAGACTATTCCATTCTGCACCTTTAGTTTTTGTAGGATTTTTAAGATACCATAACATTTGCCTAGCATTTGTGGCTCTATTATAAATAGATTGTTGCATAGCATGTGACATAGATATTTGATGAGGTAATGTCTTTGATGTTTTCAAATCAAGATAAAAATTTTCTTTTGTTTTCTTATCTTCAAATTGAAAATCAGTATATCCGATCAAAGGTATGCCTTTAATATAGACATCAATTTTGTTTTGATATCCTACTAGATTCCATTTGAAAGCAAATTGTTGAAACTTATAAGCGGCTAATTCTAGTAATGGAATTAGATTTTCCCTTTCATTAGATGTATTAGGATCATCAATTAGTAAACAATTTTTATCGTATTCAGATATCATCAATTCTTTCGCTTTATCTAAATCATTTCCATTAAGAATTAAATTTACACCAGATTCTACTGCTTTACCTCTTTCAGCTGCAGCACTACTTGGAAATTCGTAACCAAATATTCTACGCAAAGCCCAACGCTCTCTGTAAAAAGCAAATTCAGTCAAATGACTAAAAGAAAGTGGCAATAAACTTTTATCGCCACTATCAAATTTTTTAAAATGTTCAATCATTGAGATATCTTTTTTGTGAATGCTTTATTCATTCTTGAAACAACTTGATCTAACCTAGATCGCATTTCATCGATATCGCCTAACTCCTCATGGACTTCTTGCCACAAATCTAAATTATGCTCACCATGTTTTTTTATAAAATCATCTTTTTTTAAATTTTCTGCATCTTCTCGCATATCTAAATAATAAGCTCCTGTTTTACTCATTCGTAATGCTCCTTTTCAATAAGAATTTTTACAGTAATTGTTCCTCTGTACGTTGGATTGTCTGATAAATCATCAAGAAATTTACCAAAATTTTTACAACCAATTCCTGTAGAATCTTCAAGTTTCGCAACTATTTCTTTATTTTTTTTGTAAGTTCGTTTTTTTTCGTCCCAAACTCTGTCCTTAACTTCAATAATATAATTATCAATATACATTATTTGACCTCATATACTGTTTATCGTATGAATATTTTGCAAAGTTCTTACCCTGCTTTGATATATTTTGTGTATTAATATTATGACCTTTTTTTCTAAGATCATTAATTCTTGCACTCAATCTAAAACAACCGAATTTATTTAATGCTGAAATAGGTGTAAGTGATTTACCTGATAATAAATAATCAAGTATTTTTTGATTTTGGCTCATGTAAACTCCTTTCTATAAGTTCTTTGCCAACTCTCTTTCGTTAACGACTTTTGTTCTTAAATCGTTTCGGAAAGCCTTAAAGGTTTCAAATCTAATTTTAGATTGATTCCTTACTTTTAAGGTTTTTTCGTATCTATCAAAAAAATCCTTAAATTTTTTATCTGAATATATTTTACCATTTAATTCAGTAATATTTTTATATCCGCCATTTTGCTGATAGTAAACCGTAAGTTCTGCTATAATCATTTTTTCTTCTTTTTTCATTAGTTCTACAGCAGTATCATTATCTGCATAAAGCAAACCAAGTTCTTCTTCTTTATGTGATAATTTTGAAGGATCAAAATCTAAACTATAAATATCAGTAACCATTTTCATTTTCCTCAAATTCTTTTTCATTTATTTTTTGCTTTAATATATTTCGCCATTCTTCATTTATAGCTTTATTACTATGTCCAATATCGTGACAAGCTCGACAAACTAGAAATAAATTATCAATCCTATTAAGTCTATTTTTACTCACTCCACCCATGCCTTTATTTGTTAAATGATGAATATCTACTCCTGGTCGTCTTAGACAACTCCAACACATGGGGGTTTCATCAGGTGCAAACCCCCAGTATTTCCTAAAGTGTTCTTTATAATTCTTTAAGGTTTTCATTAAATGCGATTACTGCATTCTTTGTCAGATCGTTAATATCATCAACAGAAAAATGACCACTTCCCATAGAACGACCTACAACTCCAGTCACAAAAATATCTAATCGTTGTGTACTATTTTTGTTCATAGAGTTATTTATTGGTCTAGCTATTTGATCGTAATTATTGGTATCTGTTGTATGATCATCTGCTATCTGAACATCTTTAATATTAGTATATTGATTTCCATTTGCAGATGTTTTTGTATTGACAACAGTATAATTTATAGCATCACCAGATTTAGGTAATGGATTCAAAATAGTTCCTCGATAATATAAACGAGTTCCGTCAATTAAATCTATTGCGTAGTTTGGTTTACCCTCTTCGCTGTTATCAAATATTTTTTCTATAATATTACTCATATTCGCTCCTATTATTATTTGTTTAAAACATTATAGCCACGACCTTCAAGACAATTATTAATTAAATCTTGTCTTGTTTGTAGTTTCGGTGAAAGCCATAATATTCGCCAACGCAGATTATTATATACTGATTTGGTTTTATCTAAAACAATGTTCGTATTATCATAGACTAAACTTTCACAAGTATAATAATCGTCGTGATATCTGTTCATATCGCCATTGATATTTGCAGATGATTTACCCCTACTATCTATGATTGGCTGACTACTACAACCAAATACTAAAATAGAAATAGATAGCAAAAGCAAAATTATTAAAATCTTACAACATGTCCGATAGTAAGTTTTTCTTTTTGGCAATGTATGAATATATTCAAATATTGGCTTTTTTGTTCTAGGACAATAGCCTTTTATTTGAGAACTCATATAACCATAAGGAAAAAGTTTTGATTTATTTTTTTTCATATTAAAAGTTTTTCGTAGTAACCATAGATACAGCGCATTCCTGCTCTATCTGGATTATAAGTATCATTTATTACTCCGTCTATGATACAACTAAGATGCTTTGATAGACTTAGAATTGCAGTTCCTTCTGGTACTTCATCTTTTCTAAGATGAAACTTACAACCACTTCCGATAGTCATAAGAGGAACCCATTTAAAACCAATATCTAAAATATATTGATGATAAACTTTTTTGTGATTACCATTTCTAGGCGAAACTTGATTTCTTGATTTCATATGCCTTGATAATTTATTATTACGATCATCAATATAATTTTGATTTAAAATAAATAAATCATCATAGACCTTTTTATAATCTAAATCACTTGCGATGCTTATTGATCTAACAACGCAGTCGCCTGAATCGCCTTTGAAATATTTAGAACGACCTCCGTCATTGTATTTAAAATCACAACCTTTTATTTTATGATGATAATCAACACCATCATCCCTTCCTAAATGATGATATGTTTTACCCTTTATTATTTTGGTCATAATTATTACCTCCATTATTATTATTAATTTTACTTTTAGGAACTTCCTTACCATAGTTATCAAAAACTTTAGTATCATTATTTAAAAAAGTTATTTTAAAGTAATGAGTGACCTTACCATTTTCGATAAGGTCAACTCTTTTAGTAGATTTGAAAAGTCTATTGATCATATTTGAACCTTTTCAATTTTAACTAATTGTGAAATATGAAAAACAGAAAATTTTCTACCAGAAATTTTTTCGTCAATCTTACCATTAGGTAATTCAACTACTTCTGGGTGTGGTTTGATAAGTTTCGCTATAGCTTTAGTACCTTTAGGAACTTGATATCCCATTTTCATAGCTTGATTGAAAGTACAAAAACCACCAGTTCTGCCTGTAGCTTCAAGGATTTCAATATTTTTACCTTGATATTCTTTTTTTGTATATTCGTTATAATACATTTTGACCTCCGTATTATTATTATTATTATGATTACAACCTAAACTTTTTTCTAGGTTATTCAACCGTAAAACAAAAAAAAATAAATGTTGATAATCAATCGTTTTTCAGTAAAAATATATTAATTCTTTTTTTAAACATTAGAGAACTCCGAATAATTGTAGTATGACCTCCAAAATTATACTACATATAGGGGGTGGATATACTCGCCCCCTATGACTAAAGAAGCTGATATTCAAATCGCTTGTAATTACCTTTTAAATCAACTTTCAAAGATTTATTTTTTTCGTCATTATCATATAGCTAATGAAGGCAAAAGATCACTAGCTTACAAAGTCAAACTCAAAAAAATGGGTTTTAGAAGCGGAGCTCCTGACTTAGTAATAGAATATCCTTATGGTAAAATACTATATGTTGAATTAAAAAATGAAAAAGGCACATTATCTAGTGCTCAAAAAATATGGCAAATACAATCTAATAGTTTAAAAACTCCTCATTTTGTTGTAAAAGGTAATACTAATCAATGTTTAAAAGAATTAGCCAAAATAATAGATCAATATGTCCCGTACCGTAAAAGTCGCTGATGTAAATATTGTTTTACCAGAAGATGCAAAAAACCAAGACGATTTTATTGGTTTGTGGTTGAAAGCACAAAACAAAGCTATTACAAAAGCATATGATGAATTTATTTTCACCGATTATTCATCTGACGAAATTGATCAAAAAATTGATGAATATACCTTAAAAATTTATAAACAATTAAAACATGGAGGTCATAATGTTTATAGACGAGAACTCGAAACCTAAAGAAAAATTAAAAGCATGGTATCTTTTTACCGAAGACTTTATTGCAGGCACACAACATTTAGATAATGAAGAAATAGGGATTTATATAAGATTACTTTGTTGGAATTGGAACAAAAGATGTGTTGGACTTCCTAACGATATTGAAACTATTTATAGAATAGGAAACTGTATAAATGATAGTGAAAAAATTTCATGTAAAAAAATTATTAATGAATTTTTTGTTGAAGTAAAAAATCATTATCAAAATGAAAGACAACTTCAAGAATTTTTATATATTACGAAAAGAATTGAAGCATCAAAAGAAAATGGAAAACTAGGTGGTCGTCCTAAAAAACCTAACACAAACCCCCCTACCTCTACCCCTACCACTACCAGTAAATCCTCTAGTAAGTATAGCGAATTATTTTCTTTATTTTGGAATAATATAAATAATAAAGTTAGTAAAGGAATAGCAGAAAAGAATTTTTTAAGATTATCTGATGATTGGCAAAAAGATGCAAAAAAATTAGCTGATATGTATAATGAATATTATAACTCAATAACTGATAAGACATATGCAAAACAACCTGCGTTTTGGTTATCTGCAAAAAAATATGAAGATAAAACGCCTGAAAAGATTGATAATTTTGGAGTTATTAATCAAGATGAAGAACGAATAAAAATGTTTACAGATGCAATAAAAAATAAAAAAGTTACAAAATTTGTAGAGGATTGGGCTAAAAAGCATAAATATTTAATTGATAAAGGTATTAGTGAAGGCAAAATTACAAAGGATCAAGCAATCAATGATTTAAAAATGGAGGCTGAATACGCATGAATATTGAACAGATAGATATTGATAAAGTAATTCCGTATCATAATAATCCCAGAAAAAATCAAGCAGTAGATAAAGTCGCTAGTTCTTTGAGTGAATTTGGTTTTCAACAGCCAATAGTAGTTGATAAAAATTATGTAGTAATTGTTGGTCATACAAGACTACAAGCTGCAAAAAAATTAAATTATCAAAAAGTGCCTGTATTTATTGCAGATTTATCAGATGCTAAATCAAAAGCCTACAGAATAGCTGATAATAGACTACACGAAGATTCGAGTTGGGATTATGATTTTCTGAATATTGAAATGAATATGCTTAACGAAATAAATTATGATCTAGGAAAATTAGGTTTTAATGAAGAAGAAATAAAAAATTTATTGACTAATGAAACAGATTTTGTGCCTAGTGATTTAGATGATCAATCAGACATAGACGATCCTGCTGAAAGATGCGAAACTTGTGGACAAACATTACCAAAATAAAAGTTTATATATAGATTATTGTAGTCATAAGGTTGCTGTTTATTCTGTTTTAAGGTGGCATTATTCAAAAAGAATGCCTAAATCAAAATTAGTCAGATTTGGTGTATGGGAACTTGGTAAATTTAAAGGATCAGTAATTTATGGTCTTGGTGCAAATCCTAAATCTGGTGCATTTTTAGGTATAGAAAATTATGAATGTCCTGAATTAGTAAGAGTAGCTTTAGATGAGCATAAAAATCCTGTATCAAAAATAGTAAGTTTTACTTTGAAAAAAATGCAAAAAGACTTTCCGAAACTCAAAGCTATTGTATCTTATGCTGATCCTGAACAAAATCATTATGGCTCTATCTATCAAGCAATGAATTGGGTTTATATTGGTAAGACATCACCTGCAAAAATATATATAGAAAATGGAAAAGAAATTCATTCAAAGACGATTTCAGATAGAATTAGATTTAA